GCAATGTTATCAGTCAATGCTAAGTTTCTACAAACCTCACCTGTTGGTGGGATGTAAAGTTGTGTATTGTTAACAGTGTCTCTCACAAGAATCCAAGGATAGTAAGTTGCTGTGTAGTTTGAATCGATACCTGTTTGTTCCAAGTTATCAACCGCTTCTGTTGGGAAAATTAAACCTACATTATCAGTCGTTGTTGGTAAAAACATGTTATAATCAGGGGTCGTACAGATATAAACTGAGTCAGCTCTATCATCTTGAATCATATTGATCGCACCTTCAACTAAGTTACTATTATAAACATAGTCGATACTTGATGTAGCAAACACGTTAATATTAGTTGCCTCAGGATTTGCAAAAGTTGCAATACCTAACTGATAAGCATAATAGTCGGTGTTACCCCAATCAGAATCGTCTCCCGCAATTGAGATGTTTTTGAATGCTCCCCAACCAGTTGCATTTGGATATCTCGAAGTAGCACACGCTCCCGCTAAATAACCAGAATTACCTAAAATGAATTGATCGGTATTCGTTCTTGACTCTCTATAGATATCCCATCCGTCAAATCCTTTTGCAAAACACAAAGTGAATTTTCTAGCAAATAATCTGTAATATGGATTCGTAGGTTGAGTTGGTTCTGAATTGAAGCTTGCATCTCCCACGTAGAAAGCTGATTGCCCACTTGTTGTAAATGCATTTCCAATTTCTACGACTGTTGCACCTGAGTCCATATGGAAACCTTTTGTCTTAGTGTTCCAAGGAACACCCTCAGAAATATTACAAGGATCGTTAACATTTTGATACCCTTTAAACATTAAAAATGACTCATCGATACCGAGAGAACTAGAGAATCCTAAGAAAGTTCTTCTTACATTGTCTCCTGGACTTGTTACCGCATTCGATCCTCCTGCAGTAGTACCGAAAGGAGGGTTGTAGATAACTTGACCAGGAAAGTTATATTCAGTTTTATAAACAGGTACTGGGGATAAATTATCACCAGAGTAATCTCTCATGATATAACCTTCGAACCCACAAGGTAGAGCACTTACCGGATACTCTTCTGATAATTCAATCATTATAAATGCAGAGTTTAAAGGATACTCTCCATCCGATGAACCGATCTTTTTAGCAACAAATGAATTACTATTCGGATCCATAGTACAGTTCGTGAATTTTTCAAGAACAACAGGATTAGCATCTGTGTCGAAGAAATCTCTAACCATGATATCAAATGTCCCATTATTGAATGACATATTCATAATTGAAATTTTAACTTCAACATTTGCAGAATCTCCGTCAGAAATTGAAATAAATTTAAATAAATTGTAAACCTTATTACCTCTTAGTTCGGAAACTACCCAAGGTGTTTCAGGACTTTGATATTGGAATAAGTTGTTTGCAATTGAAGAAGTGTTTCTTCCTCTAGCTTCTGGTAGAGCAACTAACTCAGCATTTAACCCACGAATATAACCTTTGTTATATGCATAATTTAACATGTTTTGATATGACTCTTCAACAAATAAAGGAACGTCAAATCTTGATTTTGAAAAATTACTATTACTAAATACTTTTGTAATATATTCAGCATCTGAATTTAGAAGAGAAGTTTCGAATGAAAATGGTGATGGATTATCAATTGTAACACCCGTAATAGCAAATGTTGAGTACGGGTTTCTAGTTATTGCAGAATAAGAACCAGCCGTACTAATTCCCACGTCGGTTAATCCTGAAACTTGATAAACAGGCCCATGATTAGGACTTGTTGAAGTATTAGTGAAAAGAGAAATCCCTCTTGATCTTAAAGTTGCCACAACAACATCATTATACTCTGAATAAGCAGTACCAGAGAATGTGAACATTTGACCTGATAATGATCCGTTAAAATTACCATTTCCATTATCAGTAAGTCCTGATATTGCAGTATAGAATGAATATCCTGAATATCCATTATTCACTTGGTTAACGAATGTCGCATAATACCAAACATCATTTGATGGGTCTTCTAAATCAGCAGAATCAAGATCCATGTTATCACAACTAAATACGTTTGTTAAACCAGTGATACCATCAGCAATTAACTCGTTGAAAGCCGCACCTGATAAAGAACCAAACACATAAGCTGATGTACCGGACGTTGTAGGATATTTGAAAATATCAACTAATTGTGTTGAAATATCTTCTTGTAAAGTGGATAAATTTCCATTCTCGAGTTGATATTGTAATCCTAAGTCGTCCCAAATAACATCAGGAGTAGTACTTTGTGTTAAAGTTACTGTGCCGCCAGTTGAACCTACGAAGTCCATTTCAAACAAAGTCCCTGTTGTAACATTAACACCAACAGTAGTTGGGTCCACGTTAGCAATAGTGGTGATAGACCAAGAAGGTCCCGCATCATAACCTGATAATCCTAATATTCTAGTTACGAACAATTGGTTAGATTGTTGTAAGTAAGACTTTGCGATGTACGCCGCCTCATATTTAGGAATTTGTGTGTTTACAAATTTTTCAGGGGATGTACCACCGAAAAGGGTTGTGAACTCGTCGAAACTCGTTACGAAAATTGGTTCGAAGGCAGGGCCTTTTAGGGTTTCCCCTACTAACCCTAATGTAGTTACACCAACACTTTGCGCGACGAATGATAGGTCGGTCTCTGTTGTGTATACACCGGGTGAAACGAATACTTTACTTGCTGTTGCCATTATTTAAAAATTCTGTTCAGATTTATTTATACATAAATATTAAATTAAAGACAAAAAACTTTACTCTTTATATTGTATTTATAAATTAGGCGCTTTTATTCTGCCTTTTTTCTGCCCATGAAAACAACGTCAAAAACGACAAAAGACATAAAGAATATAAAAATCTCAATTGAGTCACATAATGCACTTAAAAAGTATTGTGATAAAAGAGGTTTGAAAATTTACAAGTTTCTTGAAAATTTAATTATGGAAAAGTGTAAAGAAAAAACAGATTTATACGGAGAAGATTAAATCAATCTTGCAATATAGACAATTTGAGAGTCATCCGAAGGATCTGTTGGAGTTATATTCAGAGTAAGATTATTACCTGATGTTAATTGAATCTCGGTAAGATCCGAACCATAAAAATCATCATTAATATAAACATCCCAAGAACTTATGTTTTGCATGCTCTCGAAAGATAAATCTGCAGTGTATTTGTAATTCTCTGTGTAAGCTGTAGTTCCTGTTGAAAAATTAAATGTTAGAGGAAATAAACTTGGATTTTTAGGGTAAGATTTTTTTCTTCCTCCTCTTGAAGTTTTGGCTTCTAATAATTGAACAGTTCTTGATATGGCTGGTTTAACTTCAAATTCTTCTTCGTCAATCAAATACCCCATCATTAAGAAGTCGTAACTTTGAATGTAATATTTTCTTTTTTCTAAATCTACTACAGACTCATCAGAAATGTTTTGTAATATTATCGGAACATATTGTCCTTTAATAAAAGTGTATGCCTGTCTCGATGAAAATTTTTGAAGAACATTTTTATTCAATTCATTCAACTCTCTCATTCTATTACAAACAAACTTAACACTGTAAGTAATATCAACAGGAACAGGCTGAGGTATGGTGTAGATATCCAATCCTTTTCTTTGACCGTCCCATGTTGGTACGGTGGCATAATAATATTGTTTTCTATTTGGAATAGTATAAAGTAGTGATGGGTTTGAACCATACTTAACTTCAGGATTTCTAACAGTGGTAATAAATGGCGGAGATACGTTTTTATCCAAGTCCACAAAATTCCATGTTTCAGTTAATTGAGACCAGTTTTGTGTTGTAATAAGAATATCGACAGTTGGAACAACTTTACCTGAAACTACAGTTCGTAACTCTTCTTTAACAAATTCAAGCATACCTTTATCTAAATCAGCATGTAAAACCGATTTAGGTAAGTAAGTACCGTCCTTATTAATATACTCTAAAAGTTGCTCTCTCCTTGCTGAAAGAGTTTTAGGTGGTACTAATTGTATTTGTTTTTTTATTTGTTTTGGAAATCCCATATTAAATTCCGTTAAATTCGTTTGATGTTACAGGTGTTGCGATAATAGTTCTGTAAAACGGTTTATATCCACCATATGTATGTTTGTTATCTGAATTGACCCTCCCGTCATCACTTACAGAATAATACCTAACTCGACTTTCAGTTTCATAATACCCGATATAATCACCAAAATTAATGTCAGTTTGTAAATCATCTAAAGTTCTTTGATAAATAGATACTCTCAAATTACCAGGTTCAGACTGTTGAATTTTTGAATTACCAAGTCTTTGATTTGTTGGTGCAACAATTTGAACCATACCTTTCAGTTCTATAGGAGGAAGAAATTGAATTCCGTCTTGCAAAGATTCCCCATAAACATCATCTGTTTTGGTTTTATACTTATCAACTTTATACAAAACAAAGGTAAAGTTCATGTCACCCTCTAACCACTCTTCACCCATGTCAATGTCCAAAGTGAAATCTTCGCCACCAAAAAACTTACCTAACCTTGTTATCGGCACCTTTTTTTCCATATTGATAAATACTACAAAGTAAGTTATATTTGTAATAAAACCTGTTCATTGGAAGGGAATCACGTAATAGAGTCTAAAGCAATTTCCATTTTGGAAACATATGAAGGTCCGAATAATTACATACAAGACCTTAAAAGGAAACTTACGCTCAATAAGAAATTTTATCCCACCAGAAGTCAGGCAGAATATATTATAAACAATCACGATAAAACCCCCAAGGTTGCAAAGAAGTGGGTAATACTCGATGCATATTTTGCTCAGAGATTGGCTGACGACAAATTATACACCACCATACCTGAAAAAGTTTGGGTAGAAAAACTATTGGCGGAAAAGGAAAAAGCATTTCATATTTGGGGAAAAGTATTCGAATCCGAACAACTTCATGATTTTTGGCTACCGAAAGCAGCAATCATTAAAGACAATACAGTAAAAAATGTTGTTCTCGATTTAGAGAAGTATTCTCACAGACCTCTTTTATCACATCAGGTTGAGGCGGTTCAAAAACTTGTTGAAAACAAAAAATACATTTTAGCGGACGACATGGGTCTTGGTAAAACAACCTCAACAATAGTTGCTGCTCTTGAGAGTGGGGCAAAGAAGATACTAATTATATGTCCTGCAAGTTTGAAGATAAACTGGCAAAGAGAGATTGAAAACTATAGTGATAGAAGTGTTTATATTTCTGAAGGTAAGAACTTTAGTCAAGAACACGACTTTGTTATCATAAATTACGATATTATTAAAAATTTCCATGATGTTAAAAAGAAATCTGATTCGAAGATTCTTGGAGCCAATTTTGATTTGGTGGTCGTTGACGAAGCACACTATATTAAAAATGGTCAAGCACAAAGAACAAAACTAATTAATGACCTTGTAAAAAAAGTTGATCGACTTTGGTTGTTAACAGGTACACCAATGACCTCAAGACCAATGGATTATTTTAACTTATTAAGCTTGGTTGATTCACCTGTTGCTAAAAACTGGATGGCATACGCCATCAGATATTGTGGCGGTTACCAATTTAATGCGGGTGGTAGAAAAATATGGAATGTTACAGGTGCGAGTAATCTCGAAGAACTAAGAGATAGAACATCAGGTCTTAC